GACTAATACAATTAATAAAGGGCGACCCACATCTGAGGGTGACTGTCTTGAATATTTTAAAGAACTTGAATTAGATTCTAATGAAGCAAGTAAATTTTATGACTGGTATGAGCAAACAGGGTGGAAGTTAAAGGGAGGTAATTTAATTAAAGACTGGAAAGCAACCGCTAGAAATTGGAAGCGTAGAACTAAAATACAAAATAATGAAAAAAGAACTAAAGGATTTAACAAAGGGAACTTCGATGCTAACACCCTTGAGCGTTTTGTTACTGAAGGATAAGAGCTTAAATCTGACGCCAGAAGAAGCATGGTTAAAGGGGACAAACATGGCTACAGCTATAAAAGAAAACCCTGCGATGGTTAGGGGCTGGATTATGTCAGAGGTGGGTAGGTTAATAAAAGAACTTGACACTAACAAAACCATAGCGAGTGACGAAGAATTGATATTTTGTTGCAACGCGATAGTAGATGAGCACCCAACGATAAAATTAGAAGAGATTAGAACTTGCTTTAATATGATTCGCATGGGTAAGTTTGGTAAGCTATTTGAAAGGTTAAAGACACCAGAGATTTTAGAGTTCATATGTAAGTACGAAGGTGAAGTAAGAACTGAAATAATAGAACGACTACACCGTGAAAGGAAGTCAGAAGATTATAAACCTATAGACAGAAACAAAGACTATAAACCTTTAGGTGAATTTCTTAAAGATGTATTAGACGAACCTACTCCTGAACGTAAATTTGATCGTGCAGGGGCTAGGTTAAAGAGAAAAATAGACGAGAATTGACCCACAAAATAGTGCTTTTAAACTATATAATCGTATTATTGTATGGTGAAAAGGTCAACAGAAAAAAAGAAACTAGACGATGCCCTGAGTAAATACGTGCGAAAAAGCAACGCAGACGAAAATGGATTTATAAGCTGTTTCACATGTGGGAAAAAGAAAAACTGGTTGTATGAAACAGATTGCGGTCACTTTCAAAGCAGAGGTAAGATGAGTACAAGATTTTTGTACGAACCTGAGCATGGTATGGTTAATGTAATGCCCCAGTGCAAGCGATGTAACATGACAGGGGGCGAACAATATATATTTAGTAAACGCTTAGACGAAGTGTTTGGAAAAGGAACAGCGCAAAAGGTAGAAATTATGAGTAATCAAACGCGCAAATTTTCGATACATGAAATAGTAGAAATGAGAAAACACTTTACTAAAAAGTTTAATGAGTTGCGTTAGTAATTTTTTAAATAAAAACTACGATTACTTACTTAACATATCAAATAGAAATGTAGGGTTAGAGTACGGGGGCGACCTTTTAAACGACCTAACTATAATATATTTAGAAACACCAGAAAAATACGAACCGCTTTGTGAAGATGGAAAACTCATGGGTTATATATGTCGTTCTTTAGCAATTTGTAGCTTCAGTAAAAACTCAAGATTCTATTATAAATATAAAAAACAGAACGAAAAAATAGCTAGACGTTATCCAATAGAGATAATAGAAGACAAATCTGATCCCTATAGTCACGCTACTCAAATAGATATAGAAAATCAAATTAAAGAAGCTTTTAGTATCTTACAGGAAATTAGATGGTTTGACGCAGAAGTGTTTAAGTCATATTATTTACATTCACATTCATTAAAATCATTATCAGATGCCACAGGAATCTCAAAAAACACCCTCTACCAAAGTATCCAAGCAGCGAAAGAATACCTCCAAGAAAATAGAAAAAGGATTAGGTGATACAATAGAAAATCTTATACCAGATGTTGTAAAAGATATTGTTACAAAAATAGCTGGTGAAGATTGTGGATGTGGTGAAAGGAAAAAATACCTTAACCAAAGGTTTTCGTATTTCACCCCTTTTTCTGATAAGGATAAAAAACTATGGGAAGACACTTTAGAACCAGCTTTAAGAAAAGGTAATTTACAGGGAGGTGAGCAAGAAATGGTTATAGACTTATATCAAAAAACATTCGCTAAAAGACATAAGAAATCTAACTGTGGTTCATGTGTAGAAAAAAGAATGTTACAATTACAAAAAGCTTACGAAGCATCATGCGATGAGTAAAATAGTATGCCCTGTAATTTTTGACGGATACAATAGAAAGAAAGACGGCACCGTTTCTTTAAGGTTTATAACGCAAGAAAAAACCTCGCAAGAAATAATGTCTATTGATCAAATGCTTTTGCAATTTGGTGTCATGTACTTCAGAGGGGAGGAAAAGATGAACACTGAAGAAATAGACCAGCTAGATAAAATAGACCTAGATTTATATGATGAACCAAAGTCACAATCACAAAGGCTCAGAAGTGTAATCTTTATCTTATGGAAGCAAGCAGGGGAGTTAGGGGAGTTTAAGACATACTATAAGCAGAAAACAGAACAAATAATACAACACCTAAAAAACCAAATAAAAGATGAATGAAGACGAAATATATAGCGACTGCTGTGGAGCGTCAACTATAGAAACTGACATGGGGATATGTCCCGATTGTTTAGAGCATTGTGAATTTATATCAGGCGAACAAGATTAACATGAAAGACACACACAAAAGTAGAACCTTAAAATATTTAGAAGACCATAAATCTATAACGTCTTTACAAGCTATAAGGGATTTAGGAAATACTAGGTTAGCTTCTAGTATATGCCTATTAAGAAAAGACGGATACAATATTGAATCCAGCACAATACAGGTAGACAATAGATGGGGGGGAAAATCACACATAGCTAAATATTCGTTAGAAAACCAGCTAACATTTTTTGAACGAATGAAGAAACACTATGAACGATGACTGTAAAAACTATAGCGAAGACCTACTTAGAAGTGAGTGCTGTGGAACGGAAGTAAGAGAAGATAGTCTTTGTGGTTTATGTTACGAGGAAGCTGAGTATGTCGTGTGGTGGAGGTATGAAATGAATAAAATAGACCCAATAAATAGCTATGCCCCTACTCAGAAACAAATAGGAAGGTGGTTAAGAAAAATTTGTAACTTAGGAGAATCTTAAAATCACTGCAAACAACAGTAAAGAACAGTCACATGGGATACAAAAAAGGAGAATCAGGCAATCCAAAAGGAAGGACTAAAGGGATAAAGAATAAAGTAACGACTTCTACTAAAGAATTATTTGACGCTATGATGGAAGGAAAAATGCAGTATGTTTCAGAAGCATTAGACATACTTCAAGAGGAAAGTTCAGAAAAGTTCTTAAAGGCATACACTAGTTTATTACCCTTTTTTATGGCAAAACAAATAGAATCAGAGGTTACCATAACGGAAGCTGCAAAACCCCCTACATGGTTCAAGAATGGTAACCCAACCTAAAACATATTATGACCTGATCAATTGTCAAACGCGAGTAGCTGTTTTTCAAGGAGGAACGCGAAGCGGAAAAACTTGGTCAATTTTAAACGTCCTCTGCTCTCTATGTTTTCAAAACAAAAATTCAGGGTTAGTTATTACTGTAGTAAGAAAAAGCTTCCCTTCATTAAGAGCGAGTGTGTATCGTGACTTTTTAACCATAGTACAAACGCAAGGGTGGTATGATGAACGCGACCACAACAAGACGGAAAACACATATAGCCTTTTCGGCAATACGTGGGAATTTATTTCTGTGGATATGCCCGCGAAATTAAGAGGCGCTAAAAGAAATATAGCTTTTTTAAATGAAGCGAATGAGTTAGACCTTGAAACCTACAGACAAATTTCTCTTAGAACAGGGGGTGAAATGTCTAAGATAATTTTAGACTACAACCCATCAGATGAATTTTCATGGATATACGATGAAATTATACCCAGAGAAGATTGCAGCTTTTTTAAATCTACCTATCTAGATAATCCTTTTTTAGACAAAGACATTATATCAGAGATAGAGCTACTCAAAACTACAGACGAAGACTACTGGCGAATCTATGGATTAGGTGAGAGGGGAAAGAGTAGAGCAACCATTTTTGCTACACACATATACACCGAGCTACCTGAAAATTGTAAACCTGTAGCGTGGGGGATAGATTGGGGATTTAGTGCAGACCCTACAGCTTTAGTTAAGGTATGGATACGAGGTAATGAATTATACATAGAAGAGTTCCTTTACTCAGGAGGTATGACCAACTCA